ATCACCTGGTAAACCTTCTTCTTTAACTGGTTCTACCTGAGCGATGATCCACTCATGCTGCAGCTTCAGCAGGTTCGCTGTTATCTCCATCAGTCTCCTCAGGGTAAAAAATTTGTTCTTCTGTTAAACCTAGTTGGCGAAGTCTGTTAGAAAAGTTGTCAACAATACCATTGTCTGGATATACAACACTAATAATATGTTCTCCACCAAGACGATGTTCTTCTACAGGAGAGAAAGGACACCAACGTGTATATGAAATAGGAATAGTTCCATCTTCATTCTCAGTACCAAGACCTAAAGCATATGGATATAACATACGATATCCAATAACTTTATCTTCGTCTCCACGAACTTCGCCAAACATACAAAGAACGTTGTCACCTGTAGTAAGATTGACAATACGAATATTGTGATTAGTTTTCAGTTTCACCTGTTCCGTCATTTTCTAATTCCTTTTTTTCTGTAAGTTTTTGTTTCCATGCTTGTTCTAATCCTGGTTCTGGATTACTAATAGTCATTACACTATCATATGGAAGTTTAAATTGCCAATCAGTGGAATAAGGATTCCACTTACTAAAACGAACTTGATATTCCATACCATGTTGTTCAGTTAGATATTGAGGTGTTGCACCATCAAGATTTAAGATGTAAGGATCTTCCATCATAAGGCAGACACCTTTTTTGTCATCTCCCTCTCCATCAAAAATCTCTTTCAACTCGGTGATGATGCGATCACCCGTTTTTAGGGTTATGATTGATACCGCCATAGTTTTCTTGAGTTAGCTTTAAGTCTAGCATTAAAAAAGGGCACCGTCAAGTGCCCATGTTCATTTAGAAATGTTTCTTTCTTTTTTGTTTTTCTGGTAGTTCTTTTTTCAGAGTGATTGTTAATAGACCATCTTCAAAATCTACTTTCTCAACTTCAACATCATCTGACATTTGCCAGTTCTTTGAAAAAGATCTCTGTGAAATACCTTTATGTTGATATTGTTTTTCTTCCTTAGAAGATTTGTTTGCTGAAACGGTTAGAACATTCCGTTCTGTCTCCACTTGAATATCTCCTCTTGAAAATCCCGCAAGAGCGAGTTCCAATATGGTTCTACCATCAGATCCATTAACGACATTGTGAGGAGGATAGTTGTCTCTTGTTCCTGCAAGAGCTTCAAGTCTACTGAATGTTTCATCTAAACCGATTGTAAAAGGAGTATAAGTCTCCCAATTAAATGTTACCATTGTCCTATAAAAAGCGACGTTTACATGTGACCCTTTCGGCATCACAATAATATTTTATAATACATCTCTTAAAAACAGAGGTGCGGTTTACTCTCCTTCTTGTTTCTTACGACCTATATTGTATTTTGACTCAAGCGTCCATTCACCTTTTTCTTTAAAACTTAACACTTTAATTTGATTTAAAGGAGCTAGGTCTGCAATTTTTTCTTTACTCTCTGTAGATATATTTACAAGTCCCCAATCAAATAATAGTTGCACAATACGATTACGACGTTGTATATCATTTAAAGATATATTTGCTTTCTTTCCATCTAATGCAAACAACTCCTTAAAGTGTACTATGTAATACCTTCCCTGTTTATGAAGTATGTGACAACTTTGATATATTTTCTTTTCTTTCCTACTTGCTACACCAATTCTTGTGAGAGTTTCTCTGACTTTTAGGAAATCATCTGGTTCATTTAATGTAACTTCAATCATTTGGTCAGGAGACCAAGCCACTTCAGGTTCTTTAACAACACTCATTTCGCTCCTCCAGTATCAAATTTAGATTTTATAAAGTTGAGTTGTTTTTTTGTCAGAATTTTTAAAGCTTGTTTTGCTTTTTCGTTACTATAACCATAATAACGTTTTACATAATCAAGGTCTTTAATCATATCCTTACGAAGCCAAGGAGAGAATCTCTTCTTAGTTCTGAGGGTATTTATATAAAAATCGTATTGCATTCGCTTTGGTAAGAAATTATACCTATTCATTTCATTCGCAAAAAGGATAGCATCTAAGTGTCCAGAGAAACAACGATTGATTATATAAGGTGGGTAATCTTTCTCTACCGAAGGGTCTTCATCTATTAAATTTTTCTTTGTTTGGTTAATTGAGTTCAACCAGTCTTTTAGTTCCATCTTCATTATCAAAATAATTTTCACAAGAGCAAACAAGATTACGATCTCCGTAAACATTGTCGATTCGTGATATCGCTGGCCAAAACTTATTAGTTTGATTGGCGGGATATGCTGCCTCTTCACGACTATAATTATACTCCCATTTGTCCGAACTTACAACCTTTGCAGTATGAGGTGAGTTTTTCAAGATATCTTTATTCTTGTCAATCTCTCTGCGAATACTTACCATTGCTGAACCAAATCTTTCAAGTTCTTCTAGTGATTCACTTTCAGTTGGTTCAACCATTACTGTTCCTGTAACTGGCCAAGATAATGTCGGTGCGTGAAAACCATAATCCATCAATCTCTTTGCTACATCTTCAGCACTGATACCATCAAAGTGTCTTACATCAAAGATACATTCATGTGCAACTCTTCCATTGTTACCTTTGTATAATACTTTGAAGAATGGTTCGATACGATGCACTAACCAGTTTGCTGTAAGTAAAGATATTTCACTTGCCTTTCTTAATCCATCAGCACCCATCATACGAATATACATCCAACTGATTGGGAGTATAGATGCACTACCTTGAATTGCTGCTGATACTCGATGATTCATAAAAGGAACAAGATGTTCTGCAACACCAATCGGACCGACACCAGGACCGCCACCACCGTGAGGAATACAGAATGTCTTATGTAAATTCATATGGCATACATCAATACCATATTCACAAGGTTTTGCTAATCCGACTTGTGCATTTAAATTTGCACCATCAAGATATACCTGACCACCATTTTCGTGAACAATTTTACATATGTCTTTAATAGTTGGTTCAAATACACCGTGAGTTGATGGGTATGTAATCATAATACAAGACAACTCAAAGGTATTCATAATTGCTTGTTTTTCTAAATCTTTCAAATCTATATTACCTTCTTCATCACATTTAACAGGAACAATCTTCATACCTGCCATCACTGCTGATGCGGGATTTGTTCCGTGTGCACTTGTAGGTATCAAGCATACATTTCTTTTTGTATCACCATTACTTCTGTGATATTCTTGTATTGCAAGTAAACCTGCATACTCTCCCTGTGAACCTGCATTTGGTTGTAATGATACTTCTTCAAATCCAGTGATATCACATAACCATTCTTGTAAATCAAACATAATTCTTTGATATCCAAGTGTTTGATTTTCTGGTGCAAATGGATGCATATTCGCAAACTCATTCCAACTCACTGGCATTAACTCTGATGCTGCATTAAATTTCATAGTGCAACTTCCAAGTGGCATCATACCATTGACTAATGAGAAATCTTTTTGAACTAACTCATTAATATATCTCATCATATTAGTTTCACTTTGATACTTCGTAAATACATCTTGTTGTAACCAAGGTTTCTTTCTCATCGGTGTAGAAAGCCATTCATACTTTTTACTAATATCAGTAATCTTAAAAGGAATATCATCATATTGTGAATGAACGATTAATAATATTTCTTCTAAGGTTGTAAGTTCATCTAATGATAAAATAGTCCAACCATCTTCATACCTGACATTAAAATCTTGTATAGTTTTTTTACCTTTAAATCTTACAGTATCAAACCCTTCTGATTCATCAACCTCTAGACCACACCATTTCAATGCTAATAATAACGTTTGTCTATATCTTAATACTCTGGTTGCTATTTTTTTCAGACCTTCCGCACCGTGGTAAGCAGCATAAAAACCTGCCATATTTGCGAGGAGTGCTTGAGCAGTGCATATATTGGATGTTGCTTTGTCTCTTCTTATGTGTTGTTCCCTTGTTTGCAATGCTAGCCGTAGTGCTTTATTACCTTGACTATCTACCGACTGCCCTACAATACGTCCGGGAATCTTTCTTTTATACTTATCACTTATTGCAAAGAATGCTGCATGAGGCCCACCATATCCCATAGGAATACCAAATCTTTGCATGCTTCCAACTGCAATATCAAATCCCATATCTCCTACAGGTTGCATAAGAACCTGACATAATGGATCTACAATTGCAATCTTCATACACTTATAAACACTCGCAATACGAAGAAATGCACTTGGATCTCGAAGACTACCCTTATTATTTGGCAATTGAATTATTAATCCAAAAGCATTATCAAACTCTTCAAGATCTGTTAGTGTATACCAATCAACTAATTTTATTTTAATTCCTAGTGGTTTTGCTCTTGTCTCTAATACTTTTAATGTTTGAGGAAATACTTCACTATCTACTAAAAAAATATTTTTATTTTTAGAATTATTGTAAGCAAGTATCATTGCCTCTGCTGCTGCAGTGCCTTCATCTAATAACGAAGCATTCGCAACTGGAAGTCCTGTAAGTTCTGTGACTAAAGTTTGAAAATTAAATAATGCCTCTAATCTACCTTGAGATATCTCTGCTTGATATGGTGTGTAGGAAGTATACCATGCAGGATTCTCAAAAACATTTCTTTGAATTACAGGTGGTGTAATTGTTCCATAATATCCTTGCCCTATCAAACTTCTTTTAACAATATTATGTTCAGCAATTTCTTTTAATTCTGTAAGTGCCTGTTGTTCACTACAACCTTCTGGTAATTTACTATCACCACGAAGTAAGATTGAATCAGGTACAATCTCTCTGACTAATTCATCAATAGTAGATAGACCTAAATCAGCAAGCATTTTACGTTGCTCTGATTCTGATGGTCCGATATGACGTTGAATAAATTCTGACATACTATCCGCTAATCATTTCCTCATCCATAGTTTTATTACGAATGATAATTGTATTACTATCATAGTCAGGATAAAATTCGATGATGTCATCATTATCCCAACACATCTCTTCGTAGAGCATATTAAGTTTCTTCATGTCCTGATACATGTCTGATGGTCTTTCGTCCATTAAAATACTCCTGTATTATAATTGAAGAGAAGTAATTCTTTTCTTGTTTTTTGATTTCTCATATACTCTCCTACTGAACGCATAGTATATGTCAAATCAAATTCAGCACAATTCCAATCCTTAAATCGATCTTTAACTAATTGGTCTGAATTGTAACTTATAAGCATCTCTGAATTATATATTTCACAAGTTTTTGCGAAGTCATCGTGGTCAAACTTTTTATGTATTGAACCCTTTCTACCGTATAAATTATCCTTAATATCGTATGGTGGATCAAGATAAACAAATGTTTTTTCTTTATCTCCTAACAAAACTTTATAATTAACATTTGTAAT